AGACAATATTAAGGCACGTGAGCAAGAGTTTAAAGACCTCAACATCTATTTTGCACTGAGTGAGTATCTATATCCCAGAGTTGCTGACTTTGGTAATCCAGACAGTGCAGAAGTTGCAAAGATAAAATTCTATCGCGACAGTTACAATCTGTTGTTTACTGAGGTAATACAATCAGGTGACTGGTATGATTTTAGTGGCACAGGCACCATCACTACAGATGAAAAAATGCCTGTAAAACTTAACCTTATAAGAGTTCGATAATGAGAACAGAACTATTAAATTATCTCACAGCTAATCTCAGTGGCACCATAAAGGTCAGTTCTGAGCAGCCGTTTGATTCTGGTGGAGAAGCTCTCTATATGAAGAACATGCGTAGGGTTTATCTGGAAGAACCTTTTACCGAGCAGGACCAACTTGTTGCAGTGCTCGATGATCAGGACATCATTCAGATAATTACATACGTGCGTGGCTATCTAGCAGTAGACGCAAAGAATCGCAACAGTGATTTAGATTCAGCATTGCAAGTTTTAGCAGCAGCTAGAACTGGCGCAACAATTACGGGCTCTTTTAGAAAAGAATTCGACTATACCACTACCATAGACAACGATGTGTTGCTCTATGAGTTTGAGTATAGATATTACAGCATAACTTAAGGACTAAGCAACATGGCTTATATCAACGCATCCTCAGCACTAACTCGCGTTAAACTGTTCATCATCAAAGATGCAGATGCTACTACACCTGGCACACCAGTTGAAGCAGACTTCTACACAGCAGTTGACGCAGGAACCGGTGCTATCACATTGACAACTGCAAACGGACCTATCCTGGTTCCTGGCTTACAAGACGTAACCATCAACAACGCTAACGGTAGTTTCCGTTGGAAACAACTGGACCAAAGTGGTGAAAACGTTATTACAACTAACGCTACTAACAGTCTAAGTGGCAACTTCGTGCTTGACCCAAATACATTCTGGGGCACAGGCGGTGGCGCACTGGCCGATGACGACGGTATCTTCAAACTATCTAACGATAGAACAGCAATCGCATTCTTGATTGCTCCTGAAGGCGTTATCGACAAGAACGTATTGATGGGAACAGGCTTCATCAGCGCATTGGCACCTACAGTGTCAGCTGACAGCCCAGTCTGGGTTAGCCCATTGACAATTGAAGTTAACGGCGATTACATCAAGTATACTTCTACACTAGCAGTTTAATCACTGACTAATTGGGAAAAGGCAGGCCTCTGCCTTTTTTCACGGCTGAAGCTATGGCTAAATAAATGTGTCCAAGGAGGACAGATATGATATTTGATGATTTAAGCACAGAACAACTGATGCGTAGCATGGAAGCAGAGGCAGCAAAAGCCATTGCAGAACTCAAATGCTTGCGTAAAGATTCTGAACAAATAGACGCAAGACTGCGTTTTTTACTAAGTGTGATTCACCACTTGAAAGATAAGGTATAAGATATGGCATTAAAACTAACACAACTGGCAAGCAAGCCACAACTAATTCAAGTTCTCATTGATAAGGCAGAGATCGTAGAAGCCTACGGCGATGAGTTAGAGTTCTGGATCTGGGATAGACAACCTATTGACCAGTTCATCAAGATGGCCACCACAGGTAATGATAACTATGGTGAGATGATTAAGATGGTTAATGAACTAATTCTTGATGAAGACGGAAACAAAGTATTAAAAGAAGGCGAGGCATTGCCCAATGACGTGATGATTACGGTAATTGGTGCAGTGGTAGAACGCCTGGGAAAGTAACAAGCGAACAGGTCCCAGAGGGATCTGTTGAACTCAGCATGATTATGTTGATTGACACTATGGCAGAACGTTATGGAATGTTGCCCAGTCAGGTGATGCAGAATGCTAACACATTCGACATCTTTGTAACTGACACTGCCATAGGTTATAGGAATTATATACAGGACAAAGCCAATGGCAAAAACAATCCTTATAATCCCAGTGACTACAATCAAGATGATTTACTGAGCATACTCAAGGAGACACGTGGCGAAAGTTAACCTAACCAGCTTTAACAAGCAGATGGCAAAGTTGGCGGAACAACTCAGTGATTTACCTGAGGCTGCTCATGCTGAGTTCATAAAGAACACTCCCATTAAAACTGGAAACGCTAGACGTAATACACAACTTCGTGACACTAAAATTGTGGCTAACTACAATTACAGTCAGGAACTGGAAGATGGCCGCAGTCGCCAGGCACCAGATGGTATGGTTAAGCCTACAGAAGAGTGGATCCAAAAGGAAGTGGATCGAAGATTGAAGGGATTATAATATGGCCAGTAATATCCGCGTTGTTCTAGAAGTAGACAACAAAAAATATCTAACTGAGATTCAACGTGCAGAAGATGCTACTAACAAGTTTGCAAAGAATACCACCAATAACTTAGGTGCAGTCAGTCCTAAGTTAGCTGAACTGGCTGGTAAGTTTGCAGGCTTCGCTGCCAGCATCGCAGCACTGGGCCTGGGCGCAGCAGTAAACAATGCAATTAAATTTGCAGATGCTATACAAGACATCACAGATGCCACAGGAATTGCTACCAATGTGGTGCTGGGTTTCAGTAATGCTGTGGCACTTAACGGTGGATCAGCAGAAGGCGCACAAAAAGCTATTTTAAAATTAGCTAACACAATAGATGACGCAGCCAGCGGTAGTAAATCAGCACAGCAGGCATTCATTGATATTGGTGTAGGCTTACGTGATTTAGAAACACTGAGCGAACAAGATATTCTATCAAAGACTATTGAAGGTCTCAGTAAAATTTCAGACAGCAGCAAACGTGTTGCTCTGGCTCAGCAGTTGTTGGGCAAAGAATTCCGTGCAGTTAATTTAACAGGCGTTGCAGCAGGTTACAGCACAGCAGTAGCGGAAGCACAAAAATATACAGAATCTGTGCGTAAAGCAGCAGAGGTTCAGAACAAACTGGATATTGCATTCCAGAAGATACAACTCAGCATACTAAAAGCTATTGAACCATTAGCAGAGTTTGTGGATAAGCTGACTCCAGAACAAATTGACAGCATGGCTAAAGGCTTAGTCAACATGGCTACAGCACTGACAGCTATTGCTGGTGCAGTGGTGGCATTGCGTGGCTTTGTTATCGCATTTACAGCACTGGCTGGTGTATTAATCACTGCTAAAGTAGGCATGGTAACTCTGGGCGGTGCAACAACTACATTGGGTGCAGCATTCGCAAGTCTAAGTAGAACAGCAGGCATCACTTATAATTATATTGACCGTTTCCGTCGTGGAACACCAATGTTTGCCAAGGAAAACGGTGCAGTTGCTAACTTAACCACATTGTTTAGTAAATTAGGTGAGCGTGGTAAGTTCCTATCAGCAGGCCTAGGCGGCGTGGGTTATGCTATTGGCTTGGCAGGCGCAGGCTTAGTTAGACTAATACCTGTAATAGGCACTGCTATACTGGCATTCCAAGCACTGGACGCAGCATTAGAATTAGTCACAGGTAAAGACCTTGGTGGTTGGTTTGATGAAGCAGCAGCAGGACTGGAAAATCTAGTTCAGAGTAAAGTGCCAGCATTGGCTAACGCACTGAATGCACTGGGTGAGAAACTGGGCATGGGTCCTAGCCCCAGCGCAATAAAAGCCAATCAGGATGAAATAAAGCGACTACAGGCTCGTGTGGACACTGCCAAAGCAGCAGCAGACGCAGAAGCAGAACGTGGTAAGAAGATTCGTGAAGTGCAGACAGACTTAGCTAAATTTACACAGAGTCAGCAGAACATTCTACAGAGTTATGAAGATGCCAACACTGCTATTGTGCAACGACTGGGCTTTGAACGTCAGCTAATTGGTTTGACTGAGAACGAAAAAGAAGCACAGATTGCCAGAGAAGAAGTTCTAAACCGTCAACGCAGCATTATCCAGGATCTAATCAAAGAGCAGGAAAAACTGCGTCTTGATATTGGAACAGATCCCACAGCGGCAGGCAAGATTGGTGCTATCAGTGATGTCATCGTGCGTATTCAGCGTGAAACTGCTAATGCACAAAACGTTATCGAAGCCTATACTCGTGCTAACCAGGCTGCACAAAGCGTGGAGCGTCAGCGACTAGCAGTTATACAACAGACAGTGGATCTGGAGAATCTCCGTGCACAGGTTCTGGGCTACAGTATTACAGAACTGGAAAAGTTCAATCAGGCATTGGCTGCTAATCCAGATTATGCAAATAAGACACAGCAAGAGATTGATTTACTACGTGAACAAGCCGTTGCTCGTGATAGACTAACTGGCACTTACACAGCAGAACGTATTGTTAGAGAAACTAACTCAGCATTGCTGGATCTGGAAACACAATTACTGGGCACACAGTTCAATGCTATGCAAAAACTGGAGCAATTAAAACTTGCTAACCCAGATGCATTTAGCCGTAAGACACAGGCTGAAGTTGATGCTCTAACAGCACAGGCCACAAAGATTGATGAAGTAACTGCCAAGTTCCGTGAGCAGGCATTTGCTCGTGACATTCTACAACAGGGTCAGGACTTTGCACAGGGTATCAAAGATGAAATGAATCTACAATTAGCAGTGGGTGAAGCTGCTCGTCGTAGAATACAAGTTGAGATTGATGGTAGAGATGCATTACGCACTAAGATTCGTGAGATTAACCAGGCTTATGGTGATGAAAAGAACCTAAGTGAAGGCTTGCGTCAACAACGTGCTCGAGAGATTGCAGATGCCACAGCAGGTATCGCTAAGTTGCAGGAAGTTAAAGCAGCAGCAGTTGCAGCGGATCAACAACAACGTGACAGCTTTGAATTTGGTTGGGAATCAGCATTTGCCAAGTATGCAGCAGACGCACAAGCAGCAGCTGGTGATGCTACCAAATACTTTGAAACATTCAGCAAGGGATTTGAAGATGCATTCGTCAAGTTCGTGCAGACTGGTAAGATAAGTTTCAAGGACTTGGCTAATAGCATTATTGCTGACTTTGCTCGTATTCAGGCTAAGAAGGCATTGGTTAGCTTGTTCAGTGGTGGTTCTGGAGGTGGCGGAGGCTTCCTGGGCACACTCAGCAGCTTCTTTGGTGGCTTCTTTGCTGATGGTGGTAATCCCCCAATGGGTAAGATGAGTATTGTGGGTGAACGTGGTCCAGAAGCATTTATTCCACGTAACGCAGGCACTATTGTTCCTCTAGAGAACCTAGGCGGTGGAGGTGGACAGACCAGTGTCACCTACAACATTAACGCAGTGGACGCAAGTAGCTTCAAATCAATGGTGGCAAGAGATCCACAGTTTTTATATGCTGTGACTGAACAGGGTCGCAGAAGTCTACCAGGTAGGAGATAAGATATGACGATGATTAATGAGATATTCAACAGTGCACAATCAATTGATGTCAATAGAACTAAATTGATTGCACACAGCGTAAGTCGCAACGGTAGATTACTAACCGCAAGCCGTAACTGGGTTAATCCCTGGAGGTTTGTGGTGGTGCCTAAACCTGTTTGGGACTGGAACACATACCGCAGTCAAATTGAACCTGTAATTGCCGCAGACAGATATACAGCACAGACAGTTAGTCTAGGCACAGATGCTTTTAGTAATGCCGGCGCAAACTGGATTGCACAGTATCAGGGCAGCTTGCCCAGTAGTTACTTTACAGATGGTTTTATATTTTCACAAGCCAGTGGCACTACTGCAACTGTTTTAGCAGCAGGCGCAACTTATGATTACATTAACGCACAACCCAGTGATTTTGTGTTATTCAAAGCAGGTGATTTAGTGCAGGCAACTGGCAATTTGTATCCGCATGTTGTTACTGCAACTGTTACCAAAGCGCAGGCCACAATACCCACAGCTAACGTGTTTAGTTTCCCAGTGCCAATACACAGAGGCTGGTTAGGCACCAGCCCTGTTAATGCCAGAGTAAAAGTTGGTGCACAATGCACATTCAATCTGGTATGCACTGTGATGCCAGCTTATAGGTTTATTCCACCCAAGCGTATGGAATTCACCAGCAACTTTGAATTTATGGAGCAGGTATTATGAGTCAAGTAATGGCAGCAGTGGACAGTTACAGCATTGAGCATGGCTTATTGCTGGAGCTGAGCCTACAAACTACAGATACAACTTACGAAACTTACTACATCAGTAATTGCTACAAGGACATTGTTTACAATGGTAGAACATACACTGCTCTAGCTGGTTTCCTACAGGTTGGTGAACTACAACAGGACATCAGTGCTGGTAACAATGAAATTAACATTGGTATGAGTGCTATCCCTCCTGAATACATCACAGCTATTCTGGGTGCACAGATTAAAGGCGGCGCAGTTAGAATACTTCGCGTGTTCTTTGACCAAGCCACACAACAGGTTGCAGTAATAGGTGGAGTAACACAGATATTCCCACGCTTTAGTGGTTACATCACCAACTATGCGGTAACAGAAGAAGTCAGTCAGAACGTCAACGGCGGTGATGTCAGTCATACAATTACGGTAACTGCCAGCAGCATTAACGGCATTCTGGAAAACCGTGTAAGCGGACGCAGAACAAACCGTAAGAGTTATCAGTATAGATATGATGACCTGGGCATGGCATACAGTGGTGGATTAGTTCTTGGTCCCAGAGTGTTTAGCACGGCTGTAACTACTGACACCAGCTTAAATAGAATTGAAACATTACACAACGCAAGTTTTGACTTTGGTAAACCAGTAAAATGATATCTATTAGAACAGCAACTCGCACAGACTTTAGAAGCATAATTGAATTGCTTGCAGGCTATTTTGCGGAAAGCACTTATGGCCTACATGTCAATGAACAAGTAGATGCTGATTATGCTACCAGAATACTGTTCCAGGTTCAACATCAGGGACAGATTTGGTTAGCATACAGTGATGCTGAGTTAGTGGGAGTGTTGGCAGTGGTGCGTGAACCTAACATCTGGTTCCCACGTAAGATAGCACTGAAAGAAATGGTCTGGTATGTTAAAAAGTCAGCACGTGGCACTTCAGCAGGTGGTAGATTATTTCTGGCCTACGAACACTGGGCGCAAGAACAGTTAAGTAATGGACTAGCAGATGCTTATTTTATGACAGAGATGAGCACAACTAGTCCCATAGATTTGGAACGCAGAGGCTTCAGATTAGCCGAGCGTTTATACATAAAGGATTAACGGATGGCAGTATTTACGGCAATTGGTGCAGCAGTAGCAGGCGCATTTGGATTGGCAGCAGGCACCTTAGCCTTTGCTGTGGTATCCGCTGTGGTTGCAACTGGTGCAGCCATGTTAACAAGTAGGATTCTAAACCCTACTCCCAAAGGTGGTGACGCAGGTGCAGGTGGCGGCGCAGCAGCACAACAAGGCACAAGGATTCAGTTGCCACCTGGAACCAGTAACAAAGTTCCAGTATTATATGGTAGAGCATTCTGTAATCCCATTATTATAGATGCTCATATCAGCACCAGCGATGGCACAACTCAGGACACTATGACCCACATCATGGCGCTGACTGAAACTAGTAACTGGACAAACGCCACATACACAGTAAATGATATCTACTGGAATGATTTGCGCCTGACATTCAGTGGCAATGCAGCACAGAGTGGTAAGAAGCGTGTGGATGCTGCTTACAATGAACCAGAAGACTTTACAGATGATAATTTTAAAGACAGAGTCTGGTTTGGTGTGTGGCGCTGGGATCCAGCAACACAATCAGTAGTAACAATATTTGGTTCTGAACCACCATCAACTTTCGTGCCGGACGGTAACTGGACTGCACAACAGAAATTAGAGGGATTCGTGTTCGCAGCCATGCGTATGCGTTATGACCAGGAGAAAGGTTTCACTGGCTTACCTACAATGACGTTTGACATCACCAACAGCATTAGCAATCCTGCTTATGTGTTGCTGGATTACATGACCAGCAGTAGATTTGGTGCTGCTATTCCTCATGCTGAGATAGACATCAACAGTTTAGTCAGCTGGGCTGCTTACTGTGATGAAAATGCTCCCTGGACACCTATTGATGGCGGAGCAACACAGTATAAGCCACGTTATAGAATCAACGGTTTAGTTAATACTAACAATGATACTAAACAGAACATTGACAGTTGAAGCCACTAAATTCACAAGCCGAACATATCCAGTCAACAATGCGCAATCAAGTGCGCAGTCTGCTGCAACAAACATGGTGTAATTAGTATTAGCTGCTAATACAGTGCTACTTCCAGACGCAGGGTACAGAACAGTATCGCCAGCAGTAACAGTCTGTAGCGTAACGCTTGTACAAATACCTTTGGCATTAAATGTAGGGATTGGATACTGTGTGCTGCTGCCGTAAGTCCCTGCTGTAACTCCACTTGCAGGCAAACTAATGGTAGGATTTCCTGCCACACCATCCCCATTAGTAACTGTAACC